GTGGAACGCGGCGCTCGCTCGTTTGGTACAGGAAAGCGACGTAAACGGTGCTATTACTACCAGCCTATGACGACGAAGCCCGAAGGGAAATGGGCGACGAAGGAAGAGATCGCCGCAGTTCTCGGGCTCTCGGAATCCGGCTTCGAGAAGAGCATCCGCCGGGCGACGTGGTTCGACGCCGACGCGATGCTCGAGAAGCGCGACGGGCGGAACTTCTACCGCTCGCCCGAAGTCATCGAAGCGTGGTCGGCGAACCGGAACGGCGGCAAGAACGGCGCGAGCTCGAGCGACGACGAGCACGAAGCGATGCGAGCTCGCGTCGAGCGGCTGAAGCTCGAGCGCGAGCTCGACCGTCTCGAGCTCGAGAGCGGCGAGCTCGTCTCGGCTCGCGATGTCGGCGAAGCGCTCGCTCCGATGTTCTCGACGTTCGGCTCGGCGCTCAAGGCGCTCGAGCGTCGTCACGGCAAAGGCGCCGTCGAGATCGTCGCCGATGCGATCGACGCCGCCGAAGCGACGCTCGTCGCTCTCTTCCCCGATGTCGATCCGCCGCCGAAGCGAGCGAAGCCTGATGGGACCAAACGCGGCAAAGCTCGAAAGAAGAAGAAGCCGAAGAAGGGCGGAGCTCGAGCGGCCCGTCGATCCGGTTCGAAGAAGGCGAGCTCGTGATCTCTGTCGCGACTCAGCTCGCCGGCTTCGTCCGCGTCCGGTTCGCACGATGCGCGAGTTCGCCGAGAGCGAACTCGTTCTTCCCGATGGTCCGTTCAAAGGGCAGCGATTCAAGACGTCGAGACAGCCGTTCGCGGCGCTTTGGTTCGACGCTTTCGAGTCGGGACAGTTCGAGCGATACGCCGCCGTCGGTCCGACGCAAACGGGGAAAACGCTGATGTGTGCGATCATCCCGCTTCTCTACTTTCTCTTCGAGCTCGACGAAACGACGATCTTCGGCGTTCCGCACATGCTGATGGCTCGCGACAAGTGGGAACGCGACATCAAGCCCGTGCTCGAGAAGACTCGTTACATCGATCTGATGCCGAGTCGCGGCGGCGGCTCGCGAGGCGGAAGCGTCGAGACGATCAACTTCGAGAACGGCGCCGCGCTCCGTTTCATGAGTGGCGGCGGCGACGATCAGACGGTCGCCGGCTTCACGGCTCGATGTCTCGTCGCGACGGAAGTCGACGGTCTCGCGAAGTCGAAGAAGCGGAGCGCGGAAACGATCCGCATCAAACAGCTCGAAGCGAGGACGCGAGCCTATCCCGAGACGCGGCAGATCTTCCTTGAATGCACAGCTTCGACGGAAGTCGGTCAGATCTGGAAGAACTACACATCGGGAACCGAGAGCCGAATCGTGATCCGTTGTCCGAAGTGTCGCGGCTTCGTCTCGCCCGAGCGCGAGCATCTCACCGGATGGCAAGTCGCCGAGGACGAAGAGACGGCTCGCGAGCTCGCTCGCTTCGAGTGTCCGTCGTGCTCAAAGCCGTGGTCGGAATCCGAACGTCACGAGATGCTCGAGGATTCGCGGCTTCTTCACGACGGCGAGACGATCGGCAAGCGCGGCGGGATCTCGGGAACGAGGAAGCGAACGCGGACGCTCGGCTTCCGTTGGAACTCGTTTCACTCTCGCTTCACGTCGGCCGGCGCTCTCGGCGCTCAAGAGTATCTCGCTCGAGCGGACGACGACGAAGAGAACGCCGAGAAGGAGATGCGTCAGTTCGTTTGGTCGCGACCGTGGAAGCCGGCGATCGAAGAGATCGTTCCGCTCGACATCGCCGCCGTCTACGATCGATCCTGCAAGCCCGGACGCGGTATCGTTCCGAATTGGTGCGAGCGGCTGACGGCCGCCGTCGACTGTGGAAAGTACATCTGCCACTGGGTAGTCGTCGGATGGGCTCTCGACGGAACGAGTCACGTCGTCGACTACGGCGTCGAAGATGTCCCGAGCTCGGATCTCGGAATCGAGCGCGGACTTCTCGTCGCGCTTCGCTCGCTTCGAGACTGGCTCGAGCTCGGCTTCGCCGTCGCCGGCGCGACCGAAGGAACGCGGATGATTCCCGATCAAGTTTGGGTCGACTGCGGATGGAAGCCCGGCCCGATTTACGAGTTCTGCCGCGAGGCGGCGAAGGACTCCGGACAAGGAAGCTACGAACGATTCCGGCCGTCACGCGGACGCGGCCGCTCTCAGTCGCGGCGCGAGCGCTATCGCGGCCCGACGCGAACGACGGGCTCTCGCGTTCTCGCCGGCGCCGAGGGCGCGAACTATCACGGCGTAATCCTCGAGAACGAGCGGATCGGCGAAGTTCAGGTGAGCTCGGATCACTGGAAGACTTGGGTTCACGGTCGGCTCTCGGTTCCGCCCGGAAAGGATGGGAAGTATCCTCGCGGCGCGATGACGATCTTCGAAGCGCCGCATCGCGTCGAGCATACTTCTTTCGCGAAGCATCTCACGAGCGAGCGCGAGGTCGAGGAATTCGATCCGGCCGTCGGAACCGTCACGCGATGGGAGAAGCGCCGCGAGGCGAATCACTGGTTTGATGCTCTGTACAATGCGGCCGCCGCCGGTCACTTGTGCGGCGTTCGGCTTCTGAGCTCGAAGCCCGAAGAAGGATAGACACGAAGACGGCCGCGAGCTCGTCGCGATCACGGCCGCCCGAACAACACGACGCGACTTCGACGAAAGGACAAGCCGATGGCGAAGAGAAGCAAGGCCGGACCGAAGACGCCGGCGAAGAGCGCGGCCGCGAAGACGGCGCCCGGCGCGGACGCGGCGCCCGGATCGATGGAGATGTCAGGAGCGGCGGCGGCGCCGTCGAGCGACGCGGCGTCGGTCGACGGCTCGAGCAGCTCGACGAGCTCGCCCGGCTCGAGCTCGAGCTCGCCCAGGGCGACGACGAGCTCGGCGACGATCGTCGAGAGCGAGCCGCTTCGAGTGCCGTTCCGACGGCCGCCGGGCGAATCCCATCAGAAACACATCGAAGTAGTTCTCGACCGTCGTCAGGCTTTCATTCTGCGGGGCGTCGTCGAAGCCGTCGTTCCGCAAGACGGCGAGACGGTTCGGCGGCTGGCGAACGGCCGCGTCATCGGCGCCGGCCCGTCGAATACGGCCGACGTTCTTCGATGGCTGATCGAGCAGATCGACGCCGCGCTTCCCGCCGCGCTGACGAAGTGACGGCGATCGCTTGCGAGGGCTGGCGAGGATATCGGCGCGACGCTCGGCCCGTCGAGCGCGTCGAGCGCGTCGAGCTCGTCGCTCGCCGATGGCTCGAGCCGTGGTCGGGCGGAATCCCGGACGGATACGCGCTCGAGCGCGAGCTTCTCTTCTGGGCGACGCAGCCGCCCGACTACGCCGTCGGGACTTGGCGCGAGCCGTGGTCGCCGTCCGCGATCGCCGTCCGCGATCGCCGCGCTCGAGCTCGAGCTTCGGCCGCCGTGACGGGCTCGCGCTCGAGCGCCCGTCGATACGCTCGAGCGCGACGAATCGAGCGAGAGGCCCCGATTCAAAACCCCGATTCCGCCGGATTCGCCCGTTTCCGGCCGTCTCGCGCCGACGTGCACTAGAAGCCGGCGGCGATCGCGGAGCTCGAGCCGGAACCTTTCCGGCCGCCCGGAGCTCTTCGGGTTTCACGCCGAGCTCGCTCGACGCTATCTCTCGAAGCATGAGCGATTTGAGTAGCGCGAGCACAAGAGACGAAGTCGATGACGCTTACGACGACAACGCCAGTTGGTTCGAGGATGCGAGCGTCGCGAAGGCGAGGGCGTTTCACACTGCCGTGACGATCCTTCTTCGGCGCTCGACGACGTTCGCGTCGAAGGGCGGCGCGTCGTTCTCTTACAACGTCGAGCAGCTCTCGAAGCAACAGGCTTTGGCGGCTGAGTACATCGCCGCGTCGAAGCCGGTCGCGGAAGGCGGAACGGGAATGATCTACCACGACGTCTCGAAGGCTCACTGATGGCACGTCGCAAGGTGAGCGCCTTCGACGCTCGAGTCACGGTCGAGGATCTGTGGCGCGATCAGAAGGCCGACTATGATTCGGCGAAGCCGTCGCGACTGCGAAAGCGTCCGGGCGGATTGCCGTCGGGCGGCGCCGGCGCCGACTACCACATCAGAAGCGAGAACGACTTCCTCTTTCTGACCGAGCTCGCCCGGTACTATCGCCGGAACGATCCGCTCGTCGGTCAGGGCATCCGACGGCTGACGTCGCTCGTCGTGCGAGACGGGATGACACTTTGGCCCGAGACGGGCTCGGCGGCCGCGAACGATCTAATTCGAGCGAAGTGGGAAAAGTGGTCTCGAGATCCCGGCCGATGCCACGTCGCCGGCGAGCACAACTTCCACCGGATGGAAAAGCTCGCCTTCGGTTCGATGATCGGCGATGGCGATTGCTTCTTCGTGCCGACGATCGAAGGCTCGCTCGACGTCTTCGAGTCGCATCGATGCCGAACGCCGACTTGGAATAAGCGCGCCGGCATCGTTCACGGCGTCAAGGTCGACTCGCGAGGACGTCGCGAGAGTTACTTCTTCACGAACGCCGACGTCGATCCGCTCTCGCCCGTGAAGGTCGGCGCGATGACGGAAGTTCCGGCGAACGACGCCGACGGCTTTCGGCAAGTCTTTCACGTCTACGATCCCGACCGTCCGAGTCAGACTCGCGGCGTGACGGCGCTCGCGCCCGTGATGGACATCGCCGGCATTCTCGGCGACGTGCATCTCGCGAAACTGATTCAACAAAAGATCACGTCGCACATCGCCATCATCCGCAACAAGAAGCGCGGGATGTCGGGAACGGCGCCGGGCGCCGGCTCGTCGACGAAGACGGAAACGAACGACGACGGGACGCCGAAGACGATCGTCGGAACCGAGCCCGGCGGCGAGTACGTCGGCAACGAAGACGAAGAGATCAGCGGCTTCTCGCCGAACATTCCGGGAACGGGTTACTTCGAACAGACTCACGTTCTCACGCAATTGATGGCGATCAATCTCGATCTTCCGCTGATCGTCTTCCTTCTCGATTCCGAGGCGACGAACTTCTCGGGCTTCAAGGGCTCGATGGACACGGCGCGACTTCGCTTCCGCACAATGCAGCGGAACCTAATCGACGCGCTGCATCGCCCGACGTACGAATGGAAGATGCGAGACTGGCTCGCGACCGACGCCGAGATTCAGGCGCTCGCGAAAGACGATTCGATCGATCTCTTTTCGTATCGCTTCAACCCGCCGGCGTGGTCCTACATCGATCCGGAGAAAGAGCGGAAGGCTCAGATTCTCGCCGGCCGAAACGGCGCGAGCTCGTGGCGAAGGATTCACGCCGATCAGGGTCAGCACTTCCCCGAAGAGCTCGAGCACATCGTCGAAGACAACGCGGCCGTGATTCGCGCCGCGAAGCGGATGGCCGACGTGCTGAACGCCGAGCTCGATCTCGAGCTCACTTGGCGCGAGGTGTTCTCGCTTCCGCTTCCGGACGGCTTCCAGGTCAGCATCGGCGGCGAGACTTCTTCGGACGCGGCGCCGGTCGAGAAACGAACACCAACGACGGCCGGCTTCGGCGCGGCCGCTTCGCTCGAGAGGTAAGCCGATGACGCGAGCTACGACGCCGCCGTTCTTCCTTCCCGCGTTCGAAGCGCGAGACATCCACATCGAAGCGATCGATGCTCAGGAGTTCGAGCGCCGCTTCGCGTCGGGCGGGATTGTCGATAGCAAGATCCGCGAGCTCGTGACGCGCTCGAGCTCGCCCAGGGCGACGCCGAGCTCGGGCTCGGGCTCGGGCTCGAGCGGTCAGGACTTCTTCGGCGCGCCTTGGGCGATCACCGAGGCGGGATTCGGCGAAGCGTGCTCGAGCATCCGACGATGGCTCGCCCAGGCCGACGGCGAGCCGGAAGCCGCTCGACGAAGCGAGCTCGAGATCCGGAACAATCGGCGGCCCGGTCAGTTCGCCGTGACGGCCGACGGCGTCGCCGTCATCGAGCTTCGCGGAACTCTGCTCAAGTACGGCTCGTGGTGGAGCTCGCTACCGTTCGGGACGCAAGGCGCCCGGCTCGCGATTCACAATGCGATGAGCGCCGGCGACGTGAACGGCATCCTTCTGTCGATCGACTCGCCCGGCGGGACGGTCGCCGGGACGGCGGATCTCGCCGACGCCGTCGCCGCCGCCGCCGCGACGAAACCCGTTCACGTTCACATCGAAGATCTCGGCGCGTCGGCGGCTTACTGGGTCGCGTCGGGCGCGACGCGGATCTCGGCGAACCGAACGGCGATGGTCGGCTCGATCGGGACGTATATGGCGATCCGCGACTTCTCGGCGCTCTTCGAGCGCGAAGGCGTGAAGACTCACGTCGTCAGGGCTGGCGAGGCGAAAGGCATCGGCGTGCTCGGAACCGAAGTAACGCCCGAGCAGCTCGCGACGCTTCAGGCAACCGTCGACGCGCTGAACGAGCAATTCCTGGCGGCCGTCGAGCAAGGTCGCGGAATGAAGCGCGATCAGCTCGAGCGGATCGCCGACGGCCGCGTCTTCGTCGGCCCCGAAGCGCTCGAGCTCGGGCTCGTCGACGGAATCCAGAATATCGAAGAAGCGCTGAGCGAGCTCGTCGTCGAGCTCGACGGTTCTTCTCAGTCATCAAGCCGTGCTCGTCGAGCAACGGCAGAACCGATGGAGGACGACACGATGTCGCAAACCACGGCCGCCGCGACGAGCGCGGCGACAGCTTCAGAGCTCGAGACGGCATGTCCGGGCGCTTCCGCCGATTTCATGTTTTCTCAGATGAAGGTCGGCGCGACGGTCGATCAGGCGACGGCTGCGTTCGCGACTGTCCAGCGTGACGAGCTCGCCGCGAAGGACGCTCGCATCGCCGAGCTCGAAGCGGCGGCGGCGAAGGCGCCGGCCGTGACGGTCGCCACGGAGACGCCGGCGGCGGCGGCCCCGACGGCCCCGACGGCCCCGAACCCGGCCCCGGTTCCCGATCGACCCGGCGTCGCCGTGATCGGAACTCAGCTCGCCGGCGTCGGCCCCGGTCAGGCGTCGGCGGGAACGGCGAAGGATCAGTTCGAGGCGCTCGTCGCGGCGAAGATCACCGCCGGCGCGCCGAGGTGGAAGGCCGTGATGGACTGTTCCGCCGAAGCGCCCGATCTGCATCGCGCTTACATCGACGAGCATTCCGTCGCTCACGGTCGCGGCGCGCTTCCCGAGCAGCGGCGCCATCCGAGCGTGACGGCCGCGATCACGGCTCAGGGCGCCGGCGTCTGATCGTCGACGAGCTCGTCGCTCTCGTCCTCTCGCTCAACCGAAGAACCGAACAAGGAAACGAATCAGATGTCGCAGCAAGTAGATGGCCCCGATCTCTCTCGCTTCGTCGCGAGCGAGACGATCCCGCAATTCCGGCGATGCCGGATCACGTCCGGGAAGCTCGCGCTCGCCGACGCGACGGCCGCCGAAGTCGGTCTCGAGGTCGGCGTCTCGCAAGCGCGCAAGGTGCTCGACGAGCCTCTGACCGTTCGCAACCCGTACGGCCGAACGTGCAAGGTCGAAGCGTCGGCCGCGATTCTCGAAGGCGCCGCGATCGAGGCGGCGGCCGACGGGCGCGTCGCGCCGGAAACGTCGGGCGCCCATTGGGGCGTCGCGCTCGAGGCGGCTTCCGGCGCCGGTTCCATCATCGAGTGCATCCGCAACTAACCGACGTGCTCGAGCGTTCGCGGTAGCTTCTTCCCCATCAGAACAGAAACGGAGACTTAGAGATGTCCTTCACCCCTTCTTCCGCGCTCGCGACGCTCCGTCCGGATCTCGGCGGCTCGCTTCTCGAGTACGATCTCGCGTCGGCGATGAACGGCTTCATCGCCGCTCGCGTCTTCGCCGTCATCGAGTCGGCGACCGCGTTCGGCCCGTTCGGCCGATTCACGCTCGGCGCTCTTCTTCAGGACGTCGAGACGCGCCGAGCGCCCGGCGGGAACTACGGCCGCGTGACGGCTCAGTTCGAGCCCGACACGTTCGCCACAAGCGAGCACGGCATCGAGGAAGCCGTCGACGAGAACGAAGCCCGGATGTATCAGAACTACTTCCAGGCCGAATTGCTCGCCGCCGCTCGAGCTCGCTTCATCGTCGCGTCCGCGCTCGAGAAGCGCGTCGCCGCCGCGCTCTTCGATGCGACCGCTTGGTCGGCGCATACGACGGGAATCACCCACGAGTGGGACGATGCGACGAACGCGGTTCCGATCACCGACATCGCCACCGCTCGTCAAACGGTTTGGGACGCGTCGGGAATGTATCCGAACGCTCTCGTCATCAACCGCAAGGTCTTCAACAACTTGCGCGAGACGGATCAGATCGTCGAGCGGCTCAAGTACAACGGAACGTGGAACCCGTCGACGAAGCCGTCGGCCGCCGCGCTCGCCGATCTCTTCGATCTCGAGGAGCTCGTGATCGCCGACTCGGCGAAGAACACGGCCGACGAAGGTCAGACGCCCGTGATCGCGCCCATCTGGTCGGACGAGTACGCCCAGGTTTGCAAGATCGCCAGAACGGGCGACATCCGCGAGGCGTGCGTCGGTCGCGTCGTTCACTGGGGCGAGGACGGCTCGCAGCTCTTCGGCGCCGTCGAGACGTACCGGAGCGAGGAACGGCGAAGCGATGTCGTCCGCGTCCGGAACCAGACGGCCGAGAAGGTGATGCTCGTCGCCGCCGGTCACTTGCTCTCGAACATCACGACGTAAGCGGCGCGGAAGCTTACGTTCTCAGGAATGCTCTATCGCTCGCCCCGGCCGGGATTCCGCGTCTCGGTCGGGGCAACTTTGAAAGGAGATGTCGATGTCGACAGAAGCCGAAGTCGCGGCCGCCGCCGAGACTACCACCGAAGCAACGGACGCCGCCGGCGCCGAGACGAGCTCGAGCGCGGACGCCGCCGCCCAGGGCGACGAGAAGAAAGACGCCGCCGCCCAGGGCGACGAGAAGAAGGACGCCGCCGCCGAGACGCCGCCGGCCGAGTCGACGAAGTTCTCGATCGTCTCGACGCGGCCCGATCTGGCTCACGCCGGAAAGCCGGTCGCGCCGGGAACGGTTCTCTTCGATGGCTGCTACGGTCCGACGTACTCGCTCGAAGGATTGCTCGGCGCCGTCGAGAATCATCTCGTTCAGTGTCGAGCCGGCGCGACGGCCGCCGAGGTTCTCGTCTACGGCCGCCGGGACACGTCGACAAGGTTCGGGGACTTCACGGCCGACGGATGGGTCGCGAAGGGCGAGCTCGCCGAGGGCTTCACGCTCGACGCTGTCGCCCGGTACTTCCGCGATGGCAAGGCGGCCGCGAAGGCGCCCGAGCCGGCCGAGCCGCCGGCCGAGTAACGCAAGGGAAAGACCGTGTCGTCGGACTTCGACAATCAGTTTCGAGAGCGAGCCTTCCCGAAGATGGCGGACGTCTTCGGCGAGCTCGTTTGGTATCTTCCCGCCGACGGCGCTCAGCCGCCGACGCGGACGAAGCTCGAGAAGTGTCCCGTCTCGGAAGACCTTCTTCCCGATGGGATCGTCGAAGAAGGCGGCGACACGGTCTTTCGAATTATGGTCGCGAAGAGCGACGTTCCCGTCGTTCGCGAGGACGACGATCGCGTCGAGCGCGGCGGCGAGATCTTCCGCGTTTCGCGCATCGTGAGCGACGCCGGCGAGGTTTGGGATTTGGAGTGCGTATAACATGCCGGAAACGCCCGGTCTGAAGCTCGCCGACTTTCGGACGGCCGCGTTCAAAGAGCTCGAGCGCGAAGCGCCGCGAGCCTTTGGCGCCGCTCTGAACAATGGGATGCGGCTGATCGGCGCGGCGTACTCGCGACACTTCTCGAATACTCAGCTCACCGAAGCGGCGGGATACAAGGTCAAGCGGAAGGGGCGGATCAAAGGCAACCGACGCTATCAGCCGAAGACGTCGCCGAAGTGGCGGCGCGCCGGGCTTCGCGCTGTCCTTCTCGGCCAGGGCGAGATCGACGAGAAGCGTCTGATTCTCTACACGAAGAACCCGCTTCTCATTCAGCGAGTCGAAGGCGACACGGTTCGAGCTCAAACGTCGAAAGGGCTGCTGATCTATCAGGGCGAAGGCGGCCCGGTCTCGAGCGGTTCGGCGGGAAGCCCGATCTCGGTCAAGGCAAAGCGACTCGACACGTTCCGCCGCGTCCGCGAAGTTCGCATCGATGCGACGATCAAGTTCGAGAGCGACTTCGCGAAATGGGTCAACTCTGGCGAGGCGACGACGATCTTCGCGAAGGCGATCGATCAAGGCGTCGCTCGGCTCGAACGCTCGAAGTCGAAAGGGCGGCGGCTTAGATGAGCCTTCCTCACGCAACACTGATCGGCCGACGGATCGTCTCGGACTGCAACGGCATCACCGTTCAATCCGGCGACGAGATCACCGTCGACGGCGCGAAGCGATTCAGCCGCGACGATACGCCGGCGAACGATCTTCCCGCGTGTCGCGTCGGGACGATCGGACAGACCCGCGACAACACGTCGCCGAGCTCGATCGTTCGTCACACGTACGTCGTCGAGCTTCTCTATTCGAAGGCATGGGCGACGAATCCAGACTCCGGAGTGATTACCGACGAGATCGACGAAGCCTTCGCCGATGCTGTCGTCGCGATCGCCGGATTGATGACAGACGACCAGGCGCTCGCCGGTCAGTTTCACGTCGCTCGATGGGCGCCGTTCCATCGAGTCGATTCGAACGCCGGCGACTACGGCGTTCGCGTCGAGCTCGAAGCGACTTGGCGGCAAAACAGAATCACGATGGAAGTCATTTCCTAGAGAGGGACGAATTCGATGGATGCCACAAAAGTACAAGTCGCCGCCGTGACGGAAGGAACGCCCGGCGAGGCCGAGTCAGTAACGGCGGCCGACGTTCTCGTTCGTCCGCTCGACTCAACCACGTTCGATGCGGAGTTCGAGCAGATCGATTCGCCGCGTCTGAAGTCGAACCAGTCGCCGAGGCCGGTCTCGATCTCTCAGCGGCTCGGCTCGATCGGGCTGGCGTACGAGCTCGCCGGCGCCGGGAACCTGACCGACGTTCCCGACTTCTCTCCGCTTCTGCTCTCGGCGATGTTGTCGCGCTCGGCCGTGAGTCTGCTCGGGCTGAACACCGTCACGGGCGGTCCCTTCCTCGCGAGCGAGACGATCACGCAAGCCGTGAGCGGCGCGACGGGCTTCGTCTGTCGACAGTACGACAATCCGTCGACGGGACAGATCTCGATCGTCGTCACGTCGGGTACTTTCAACAATTCCGACATCGTGACGGGCTCGGTCTCGGGCGCGACGGCGGCGGCGACGGCGCTCGTCATCGCCGGCGGTCATCTCTTCCGCCCGGACGATACCGACATTCTCACGACGGGACATTCGACGACGTTTCAGTTCCTCAACGATGGCGCCGCTTGGCTCCTCAATGGCGGTCTCTCGTCGCTCTCGATGGCGTTCCGCGCTTGCCAGCCGTGCGAAGTGACGCAAGAGATTCAAGGACCGATCGCCGATCCGACGAGCGATGCGCTTTACACCGGCGTGACGTTCCCGGAAGAAGAAGGCGTCGGAGCGATCCCGAAGCTTTCGAACGACGCCGGCGTCGTCATCGGAACGTACTCGCCGACGGATCTCGAGGAAGTGACTTGGAACTTCCCCATCACGCTGACGCCGCGAGTCGACATCAACGGGACTTGGCCCGGATGCGTTCGACTGATGGGATTCGCTCGAGACGTCCCGACGATCGCGATTCAGCCGGCGCTCGTTCCGCCGAGCGTCTTCGACTTCTTCGGTTCGCTCACGGCCGAAACGCTTTACTACTTCGAAGCGACGCTCGGTTCTGTCGCCGGGAAACGTCACACTGTCATCGTCCCGAAGGCGCAGATCGTCGAAGCCGGATGGACGTCGAAAGATCCGAACTTGTCGACGACTCCGCTCGTTCTTCGCTGCACCGAAGGCGAAGAAGGAAACGACGAGTCGATGCTTCTCTGTCACTGAGAAAGGAACCCAAAGCCGATGGGTCTCACCATTCGAAAGCCCGGCGCGAAGGTCCCGATCGAGCTCTTCGTCGACGGCGAAGCGACGGGCGCTTACGCCGTTCTGCTCTACCCAAACATCGAGCGCCGCAAACAATGCGAAGCGGCGATCGAGCTTCCGCCCGAGCTCGAGGATGCGGACGACGACGATCCTCTAGTCGAAGCCTTCAACGTCGAGCGAAGCCGGAAGATCGTCGGGCTGATGCTCGACGGCTTCATCGATTTGTACGTCGACGACGATCAGACCGAGCTCTTCGTTCCGGAGTTCACGCCGGAAGGCTATCTGACCGAAGACACGTTCGGCGCGCTGATCGGGATGTCTGCGATGCTGCTCTCGCGTTGCATGGGCCTTCTCGGTTGCGACTCGATCACCGATGAAAAAAACTCATTGAGGCCGTCGGCGTCTACGTCGGAATCTTCCGAGACAACCGAGGATACAGATGTCCAGCTTGCGACGGCGACCGAGACGCCTTCCGAGAGCTGAGCGGCGAGGACTGTTCTCATTGTCACACCGATGGCCGCATCTACCCGACGAAGGAAGCGCGCCGAGATCGATTCGGACGCGAGCGGCGGCGACTTGTGGTCGACCGCGATGCGTCGACGCTCGCTCTCTTCATCATGGCGGCTCGAGAGACACCGTGGAAACCGAACGAGTATCTCGAACAGCCGGCCGTTCTCGAGGCGGGATGGTTCACGCTGTTACCCTATCTCGAGGAATTCGACGCACGAGCGGAAGCGCTCGAGGCGGCTGATCGAAAGCGTCGAGGCGACGAAGCCGCCGATCAATGAGCCGATCCGGATCTGAGGTGAACAATGGGAAAGAAGATCGAAGTCATTCTCGCGATGAAGGATGCGTTCTCGAACGCGTTCAAGCGACCGCTTCGGGCTGTCTCGACGTTCACCAAGAAAGCCGGCGGGCTCTTCAAGAAGCTCGGGCGAGCAATCTTCAGCGTGAAGGGATTGCTCGCCGGGCTCGGCGCGGCCGTGACGGTCGCCGGCATCGTTCGGCTCGTGACGACGACGGCCGACTTCGCCGACAACATCGGCAAGCTCTCGACGCGGCTCGGAGAGACAACGGAATTCTTGAGCGAGATGGCATTCGTCGCCGATCGCTCGAATGTTCCATTCAACGCTCTCTCTCAGGGAATCCAAAGGCTCGGCCGTAGACTCGGAGACTTCCAGCTTCGGCGAGGTCTCGGCGGCGAGGCGAAGGCGGGCTTCGACGTTCTCGGGCTCAGCGACATCGCGCTGAACGCGAAGAGCGTCGAAGAGCTCATCCCGAAGCTCGCCGATGCGTTCGCGAATCTCGAGAGCTCGCAGCTAGCTAGCTTCGCCGCTCAGAAGCTCTTCGATTCCGAAGGCGTGGTCTTCCTTCAGTTTCTCAAGGACGGCTCGAAGGGGATCGCCGATCTTCGCGAGGAAGCGAGGACGCTCGGGCTTCAGATCACATCGAAAGACGCGAAGGCGGCGGCGGAATTCAACGACGTTCTGACGAATCTCAAAGCGTCGTTCACCGGTTTGGCTCGGACGGTCATCCTTCCGAACCTTCCCGAGATCACGAAGGTGATGCGCGAGTTCGTCGAATTCGTCGTCTCGCATCAAGCCGAGGTTCGAGAGTTCTTCTCTCGCGTCTTCCAGACGATCAGAGAGAACGTCCCGACGATCATCAAGCTCTTCGAGAATCTCGTTCGCGCTTCGAGCTCGTTCTTCGAGCTTCCGGTTCGCTTCCGGATTCTCTCGATCGAGAAGGACCTCACCGGCGCGACGCTTCGCGAGGCGGCTCGCGGATTCGAAGCGAACGTGAATCAGAAGATTCTCGATTCGGGTCTCGGTCGCCAGGTTCATCGCGACGCCGTCGAGAGACAGCGAGCGGCGCAAAGGAAAGCGGCCGCCGAGATATCGGCGTTCATCGACGAGAAGAGCGAGCTCGAGCAAATCCTGAAGTTCCTTCAGGGCGGCGGCGGGCTGAGCGATCTCGGGAAACAGCTCGAGGATGTTCGCCGCAAGGCGGAAGCCGCCGGCGCCGCGAGCCGAGCGGCGACGAGCAACCCGCTTCAGGATCTCGCCGATCATCTCGGCGTCGATCTGAAGAAGCTCGGCGAGATGACGGAGAAGGATCGCGAGGCGATCGCCCGTCTTCATGGCGAAGCCTTCGTCGCGAATCAGGAAGTCTCGGAAGGGAAGAAGCGAACGCTCGCCGATGTCCACCGAGAGCAAGAGGCCATCGTCGAGCTGACGACGATTTGGGATGACTTGCGCGAGAGCGTTCGCGCCGTCGAGATACAGAATCGCGTTCTCTTCGCGGCGCTCGATCAGGGAACGACGCAATTCGCCGACGCCGTTCTATCCTTCGCCGACGGAACGAAGAAGCTCGGCGAGGCTTTCGCCGACGCCGGGAAGTCGATCCTTCGGACGCTCACTCAGATTCTATTGAAGGCGCTCGCGACGAAGGCGATTCTCGCCGGCATCGGCGCCGTGAGCAGCTTCGCATCGTCGGGCAACATCGCCGACGGACGCTTCGACATCCCGCCGGGAGTTACGCCGACGGGCGACGAGATCGGTCCGCTTCGCCCCGATGGTACTTTCGCTCACGGCGGGATCGGGCATCACGGAAGCGGACAACTGATCGCCGCTCACGGAACCGAGGCACACATCCCGACGAAGCGCGGCGCGATCCCGATCCGCGTCGAAGGCGGCGGCTCGATGGGCGGCGGCGACACCAACATCTTTATGATCGACGCGATCGACGTTCAGTCGTTCGAGGATCGTCTCGGCGTCGCCGTCAATCGGAATCCCGAGCAGATCGCCGCCGCCGTCGCTCGAGCGTCTCAGCGGACGCCCGGAATCGCTCGGAGCATGAGGTCTAAACGATGACGCTGATCGCGAATCCGCTTCTCTCGAATCCGACTCTCGGCGGCGGCTCGCTCGTCATCGGCGAGACGGGCGCGCCCGAACCGACGTTCGCGCCCGATCCCGGCCCGGCGTTCGTCTATCCCGTTCGATACCATCGCCCGGCGATCAGGGGCAACAGCATCAAGCCGTACGTCCGAATCCGTCCGCGAGGTTCGCGACGGCTGCGCGGCGTCCGTCTTCAGTTCGTCGGCGTCTCGCTTCGCGAGATCGATTACATCGTGACGTTCTTCGATCAGTTCGAAGGCGGCTCGGGTCCTTTCTTTTGGGCGCCGCCGATCCCGGTTCACTCGCCGCTCGGGATGTATCCCGTGCTCGGCGACACGGACGGCGCGAGCTCGAGCGAAGAGACGTACTTCGTCAAGTTCGCTTGGCGCCGCTCGGCGACGGGCGGCGAGACGGAAGGCTCGATCGTCAAGTCGAGAACGCGGCCGATCGGAAAGCTTCTCACCGTCTCGACGCCGGTCATCCCGAAAGGCGTCGATCAAGTTCGTCTCTACATCGGGACGGCGCTCGACTCAGAGTTTCTCGAAGTGACGCAAACCGTCCGAACGTGGACGGAACCCACGAGCGGCTTTCCCGCCGGCGGCGGCCCGTTGGCGCCGAGTGCGAACACGGCTTCGCCGCTTCTTCGCTGGCAGCTCGCCGACGACTTCGAGCCGACGATGGCTCGTCACGATGCATGGAACGTCGAGCTCTCGTTTCTCGAGGTGCTCATCTGATGGCGTTCAACGATCGGAAGAACGAGCTCGAGCAAGTTCCCATCCTTACGTTCTGGCAGATCGACGAGATCCGCATCGTCGACTACGGCGACGAAGATCTCGAGTCGACCGTGACGCCGGGAACGATCCGCTTCGATGGACAGGATTACGTTCCCGGTCATCTGTCGGCGGGATCGAGAAGCGAGTCGATCGAAGGCGGCGAGCGCGATCTGACCGTCGTCATCGAAGATCCTTTCGGCGCGATCGCCGCCGCGCTTCAGGACGTCGACGGGCTCGCCGACACTCGCGTGACGGTTCGCAGCATCGCGGCCGATCAGCTCGCGACGCCGAGCGAGTCTCACGATGAGTTCTTCATCTGTCGGGCGCCGACTTGCACCGAAGCCGGGATCGCCTTCCTTCTCGGCTCGCCGGCTCAAGTCGAGATCCAGTGTCCGAGAAAGAGGTTCGCTCGCTCGCGATGCTGGAACACTTGGGAGCGCCGACACGAATTCCGAAACCTTTGCAGCTATCCGAGCGATTGGTTCACCGAGCGAACCAAGCAACAGTTCAAGACCTTCAACGTCATCGCCGGCGAGACGGTTTGGAAGTATGGATGGCGAACACTGAACGCGAACTTCGCGACCGAGTTCGGCGTCGGTCAAGGGCTCTCGCCGGCCGGCGGATCGAACCCGATGCGGATCGAGCTCGGCGTTCAAAACGCATGGAACGACGGCGATCGCGACGGCCCCTTCGCCTACAAGCTCATCGACGGCGACTTCGATCTCGAGACGACGATCGCCTTCGACGCTTCGAGCCGCGATGACTTGTACGCCGGGATTCTCTGTCAGGACGTCGCCGATGAAACGTCGTGGGTTTCGATCACCTATGCGACGACGGACGGACATTCGCCGGGCGGCTCGCCGTTCACTCGCTTTCGAAAGACTCTGTCGGACGTCTCGACCGACACCGAGAGCGGGCTCGAGCTCGGCGCGACGTTCCGGCTCGAGCGCGTCGGCGACGTCTTCACGGCGTACCGGCTCGATGGCTCGACGTGGACGGTTCACCATTCCGAGACGATCGCTCTCGGCTCTTCGGTTCGGATCGGCTTGATGGTCGGAACCGACGCCGGCCCGAGCGGCCCCTTCCTTTCGTCGTTCGATCACTTCTGGTTCCACAAGGGAGGGGAAACCGAGTGCGATCGGACCGAGCCGCGATGCGTCTTCCTCAATAACTCGAACGACTTCAACGGATTTCCGAGGATGGGCGATGCGCGAGAGCGAGTCTGAATCTCTGCGCTCAGTCGTCGACGAGCTCGTCGGGCGACCGTACGAAACGCACGGGCGCGGCCCGTCGGCGTATAACTGTCTCGGCGTGATGCTGGCGATCTTCCGCCGCGTCGCCGGCGTCGAGCTTCCCGACGCGCTCGTCGTCGACGAAGCCGAGCTCGCCGATCTGCGATCGCGCTTCTTCGAGCTCGCGTCGCTCGCCGAGCTCGAGCCGCTCGATGTCCTTCTCAAGCGCGCCCAGGGCGACGAGAAGCTCGCCTTCCGAACGCCCGAGCTCGCCGTCGTGGAAAGCGGCCGCGACGCCGTGACGGCCGTTCACGGGCGCCGAGTGCAAAGGGTTCGCGTTCGGGACTTCGCCCGGCCCGGCGTTCGAGCCTATCGGCTGAAAGGGGCGACGGCGTGATTCAGGTCATCCACGTTCCGGACATCTTCGCGACGGTCGATCGATCTCTCGTGTCGTCGGCGCCGCCCGGCGGGCTGATCTCGAGCTACGCGCCGACGGGCTTCGACTGCGACGCGAACGTCGTTCACGTCAACGGCTGTCGAGTCTTCGACGACGGCGAGCTCGGCGCCGGCGATCGCGTCGCCTTCGTCGAGATCCCGGCCGGACCGCTCGTCGCCGTCGCTCCGCTTCTGATAACGACGGTCGCTCTCACGGCCGGGCAGTTCGCGATGTCCGTCGGGCAGAACTTCGCGCCCGGCGTGACGCCCGAGATCGAGCGCGAGCGCGAGGCCGGCTCGCCGTCGCGAGGCTTCAACGGCATCAACAATACTCGCGGCGCTGGATACGTTCTGTCGCGAGCTTACGGCGAGCATCGAACCGGCGGGCAGATCTTCGATGAGTTCGAGCGGCCGATCGTCGGCGCCGGCGAAGCCGAGCTCGGGCAAACCGTCATCGAGCGGAACGATCTCGCGGCCGGCTCGAAGAGCACGGTCTTTCGTCGGATCGCGATCGCCGGCGGCTCGAATGGCGGCGTCTCGGATGTTCAGTTCGACGACATCGGGATCGACGACATCCGAGGCGTAACGACGTGGTCGAAGACGGGCGCGCTCACGGACGGCGGCGACAAGCAAGCGCCGCCGGCGTTCGACAAAGCCGGCATCATCAACCCGGTCGATCTCGACGTCGACTTCGGCTCGCCGGTCGAGTTCACGACGCTCGGCGATGTCGATCAAGTCGAGATGATTCTTCGCCTTCCCGACGGGCTTTGGATTCGCGAATACGGCATCGTTCACGGCTGGGCTTTCGAGATCCGCATCGAGTACAAGGAAGATCACGCGAGCGCTAGCTACAAGACGCTGACGGGCGCCGACATCCGCATCCGCGAGCGAGCGATTCAGCCGCTCGAGTATCGCGTGAATTTTCCTCAGCTCGCTCGAGCGCCCTACAAGTTCCGCGTCACTCGCGTGACGACGGATCTCTTCCCGCCGCCGGCGCCGGCCGTCGGCGCGGCGCATCAGCGTTCGGCGTTCAAGGTGAAAGAGCTCGTCGAATACACCATCGATCGGCGATCGCATCCCGGCGTCTGCGAGCTCGCCGTCGAACACGCCATCACGGACATCGATACTCAGCTCGTCCCGTCGCGGATCACGTCGCTACTTCGCGGCGCCGACGACGTTCGCGTTTACTCGGACGTCTCGACGTACGTCGAAGAGTGGACCGCTAACCCGGCTTGGTGCTGCGCCGACTTCATCGCAAATGAAGACTGGGGAACGGGCCGGCTCTTCAGCTACGCCGACATCGACATCGCGTCGTTTCTTGAGTGGGCTCAGTATTGCGACGAGCTCGTCGACGACGGGAAGGATGGGCTCGAGGTCCGATGCCGATACGACTTCGTTCAGGACATCCAGGAAGACGCGCAAGTGATCCGGAACCGGATCGCGTTCTGTGGCGACGCTTGGGTCGTTCTGTCGGGCGGCAAGTGGCGCGCCGTGATCGATCGCGCCGAAGCGTCCGTCGACATCTTCAACGACTCGAACATCGAACCGGGCTCGCTCAGTTACGGATACGTTCCGAGGCTCGAGCGAGCGAACGAGCTTCTCGGACACTTCGCGAATCTCGAGCTGAACTATGCTCGCGACTCGCTTCCGATCGCCGACGACATCGCGATCGCCGCCGGCGCGAAGCCGGTCGAGGATGAAGTTCAATGCTTCGGGATGACGCGGCCGAGTCAGGTCGCGAGGACTTGTCGCCGGCTCGTTCGGGCGAACCGTCTCAGCGATCGCCGGCTTAGCTTCAAGTGCGGGCTCGAAGCGCTCTCGCTCACGGCGGGATCGGTGTTTAGCTTCGCGTCGCGATGGGCTGGCGTTGGTCTCGACGGCGGCCGCGTCGTCGAGCTCGGCGCCGGCGGCCGTCGACTCGTTCTCGACGGCTTCGTCGAGCTCGAGTCGGGCTCGACGTATGAAGTCATCATTCGCCACACTGCGACGAATAACCGTCAGACGAAGACGATCACGACGCCGGCGGGAAGGACTGAGACGATCGACGTCGGCTCGGACTGGGCGGAAGAGCTGAAGACGGGCGATCTCTATTCGGTCGGCAAGATCGGCGGCTCGACGCAGAAGTTCCGATGCGTCTCGATCGACGTCAACGAAGATCGCGTCGCGTCGGTCGAAGCGCGCCGATACTCAGATGCGATCTACACCGAGACGCCGCTCTCGGTTCCCGTCTCGACGCCGCTCACGAATGTGATCTCGCCGAGCTCGGTTCCGCCGGCCGCGATCGAGCTCACGCTTCTCGAGCACGAGCCCGAGAATTCCGCCGGCGACACTGTGAAGGCGATCGCTTGCGGATGGAACTCACCGATCGGCGGAACGCCATCGCGTTGGGATGTCTACTACCGTCTCGAGGTCGGCGAAGAGACTTGGATTCTCGCCGGCTCGCCGACGGTTCGCGGCTTCGACATCATGCCGGTCAAGCAAGGGCTCGAGTATCGCGTCGCCGTCGTCGCCGTCGGCCCGTCCGGGAACGCTCTTTCGATCGACGACTCGGCGCAAGAAACCATCACCATCTCGGCGTAGGTGCAACCATGAGAAACTACGGAAACTTCGGCGAAGGGACTCTCGCCACCGGCATCAACGCCGGGCAGGGAACTTGCACGCTCACCAACATCGCCGACTTGAATCTTCCCGCGACGCCGACGAACTTTTGGGCGGTCATCTACGACGATCAGTACCACGAGCGGCAAGCCGAGCCCGAAGGCGTCGGCCCCGGCGGCGACGTCGACGCCGAGATTGTCGAATGCTACGGCGTCTCGGGCGACGTGCTGACGATCCGCCGAGGGCAACAGGGAACGACGCCGGTCTCTCACTCGAACCCGTCGAACACGTATCGCGTCCGGATCATCTGGACGGCGACGGATTCGCAGCGATCGCAGCCGCGAGTAGATCTTCGAGACTTCGACGCCGATCCGACGGGAACGAACCCGTCGACGTCGGCGATCGACACGGCGATGACGCAAGCGGACGCAGCCGGGCTCGAGCTCTTCGCGCCGGCGGGAACCTACATCGTCGGGGCGATATCGATGGCGGCCGGGCTCGACGCTCGCTTTCAAGGTCAGGGCGACGGCCGAACCATCTTCAAGGTCGAGGATTCGACGAACGCCGCGATGTTCGGCGGCGGCTCGGGCGACATCATCACGAGGCTTCAGTTCCGCGACTTGACGCTCGACGGCAACGCGGCGAACCAAGCGACGCACGACACAAGCGTTCTCTATGCGAACTTCAACCGCTTCGTCGCCGAGCGATGCTCGTTCATCAATTCGAAGCGCGCCGCCTATCGGCAATACGATCTCCAGTCGAAAGCGGAGTTTCACGGATGCCGGTTCTCGGGCGGCGCCGTTCACACCGGCGTCGGCGGCGAGGACACTCTCTACATCTTCGCGAATCAGTCGGCCGTTCTGGCGACGCCGCCCGAGCTCATCGTGAACGACTGCGAGCTCGTCGGCGGCGTGACGGCCGGCGCCGGTCGCGGGACGGGCGGCGTTACCGTGAACGGGATCGTCGACGGCGCGAACGTCAAGCTCACCGTCATCGACGGGCTCTTCGATCGGCTCGGATACAACGCGGCCGGGAACGTCTCGAGCGCGATTCACGTCTACATGTTCGGCGATGGAACTCGCGTCATCCGTCCGCGCTGTCGGCGCAACGTGAACGGCCCGATCCGAATCCAGAAGTCGACCGACGTTCGGATCGTCGACGCGGACGTCGAAGGCGAAGACGCAAACTTCGCCGCCGGCGGCTCGGCGATCGAAGTCTCGGGACGCTCGGCGACGGGCGGCGCTCAGATCGACAAGATGCAAACGGTTCGCGGCTGTCACGTTCGCGGAATCCCGTCGGCGCTTTACGGCGTCTACGTCCAGGGCGACGACACCGGCGAGCAGCATCACGCCGCCGTCGAAGGAAACACCATCGACGGAACCGAGCGCGGCATCGCCGTGCTCTTCGGCGGCCGCTCGGTCCGCGTCGGCCGGAACAACGTCGAGAACTTGACAGGCGTCGCCGCCGGCGACGAGAGCATCGTCGTCTCGGATCTCGAAGACGGGATGCTCGTCGACGTCTCGGAGAACTATCTCCGAAACTGCCCCGGCCGAATCCGCATCAACGTCGAAGGGACGAAGCGCGAGGCTCACGTCGTCGCGAAGGGGAACGTCTCGGACGACTGCGCGTCGACGACGCTCGGCGGATGCATCGACGTCGACAACGTCGCGAGCTTCACGCACGAAGGGAACCGATGTCCGAACCTTCCGGCGTCGGCCGTCGAGATCGAGGTCTCGAACATTACCGAGGCGGCGCAAGAGATCGCCGGCGGCGAGCTCACCGTCGCTTCGTGGTACGGCGCAAGAGCGATTCAGATCGAAGTCGAAGGCGCGTCGGGGACCGATCTTCTCCACACCATCAACGGGGGATGCGAAGGACAGATCGTCATCCTGTATACGACGGATGACGTTCGCGACGTCACGGTTCAAGACGGCGTTGGGAACTTCAACACGGTCGGGAATCGAGGGCTGAACTTGACGAGCTACCGCATCGCGCTTCAGAAGATCGGCGCGACGTGGTTCGAACTTTCTTACGCTGCGAACTAGACGTTGGCCAAACGAAAGCGAGCCCGATCGACGGGCGAGGAACTCGAGATGAGCATGAAGCGGATGACGACAATCGGCGCCGCGATCCTGACGCTCGTCGGCGCCGCCGGCTCGGCCGGCGCTTGGCTTCACTCTGAAGTCTTTCTTCCGAGCGTCGTGAAGGTGGCCGTCGACGAGAGTCACGCGAAGATGATCGACGCGATCCGAGCTCACGAGGGGCGTCCCCACACGGGCGCCGTCACGGCTCACGAGCTCGAGCTCGTGATTCAGGCGATCGACCGAGTCGAGCGGAACATCGGCGCGAGGATGTCGACGCTCGAGCGCGCCGTCTTGTCGAAATAGAATCCGAGCTCGGCTCGGAGCGGCGTCGCTCGGTTCTCGGCTTTACGGGCGGCGCCGTTTTTTCGTCTGCTCGAGGTGGACGGGATTCCGCCGGCGATCGCGGCCGTCGTCCACCGGCTCGACGAAGCCGCCGAGCTCGGGCGCTCGAGCACGGCTCGAGGTGGACGAGATTCCGCTCGAGCTCGACGAGCTCGCCCAGGGCGACGACGAGCTCGGGCGAAAAGAAAGACGCCGCTCCGAGGAATCGAGCGGCGTCTTTCGTGGTTCGGTGGGTCTCGGCGCGAAGAGAAGGGAAGGACCGGATTCCCGGCGCCGGCCGGAAGCTACCGTGATTGGGCGCTCGAGTCAACGCTGAGACGGCTCAGGAGCGCCGTCACGGGCCGCGAGCTCGCCGAGGTCTGAGACGTCGCGTCCGCGATCGCCGGCCGAGAGCGGCGACGTCAGAGCATGAAAACGGGCGCTCGTGGCATTCGAGCGCCCAGGGAAGAACGGATTCGCAAACCGGCCCGAGAATCCTACCACGACGGCCCCGTCGGTTCCGTGACGCTTCCGTGACGCTTCCGTGACGGCGCTCGCTGCGACCGTCTCACGGCGCCGTCACGGCGCCCGATAACGCCGGAGTGTCCGCTCGAGTCGGCGCCAGTCTTGACGGGTCGCGTCGAGCCCGGTACTCTGCCGACGTTCGGGTCGACCCGAACAGGGCGGCAAACGGCCGCGAGAATATTCCGAGGCCCCATTCACGAGGACGACGATGGGACACGAAACGAAGGCGCCGGCGGCGACGTCGGCAGAGAAAGCCGTTCTGACGGAAGCCGAAGCGGCGGCGCTTCTCGGCGTCTCGACGAAGACGCTTCAGCGCGCTCGAGGTCTGCCGGAAGGCGAGCAGCTTCCGAGCTTCACCGTCGGCACGGGCGGCCGCTCGATCCGCTATCGACGCGACGCGCTTCTGACGTGGTTCGGCGCCGGCGACGGCGAGGCCGCCGCCGCGATCGACGAGCTCGAGACGGCCGGCCGAGATCCGGTCGGCGCCGAGCGTCTCGGATCGTTCGATCCCGTCGCCGAAGAACCCAGCGAGTAAGGGTCGGGTTATGGCGAACGACGAGCCCGTTCAGCAAGTCTTCGGCTTCATCTCACCGGCGCTCGAGCCGGGCGATGGACGCTCGGCCGGCGAGCGCGATCGCGACGAAGGACGCGGCAAGGCGGCGGCGAAGCGGCCCGAGCTTCTCGCGGAAGCTCGGCGCCGCGTCATCGAGATGGCTCGTCTTCGAGAGAGTCGGACGGCGACGGCCGACGACGTTCACAAGCTGATGGTCGGCTCGCGTTGGGGCGAAGCGGAGCTCTCGGGCGTGATGGGCTCGGTCTTCAGCGATGGCAATTGGGACGACACGGGCGAACGAGTGCGGAGCTCGCGCCGGAAGCGGAAGGCCGGCGAGGTCCGAGTCTGGAAACTGAAAGAGCCGTGATCGAGCGGCGCGGCGTTGGCATCGCCGTGCGATCGCGGAAGGTGGACGGCCGCAAGGCCGAGAAGGGAAGAACGGAAGATGACGAAGCGGAAGGCGGACAATCCGTCGACGGCGCTCAGCGTCTTTCCGTGGTTCGTCGAGCGGTTCGCGAGATCGCCCGTCGTCCGCGAGATGGACGGATTTGAGCGCGGCGTCTACTTGCTTCTGCTCGGCGAAGAGTGGACACGCCAAGGGAAGGGACTACCGCCCGAAGAATGGAAGCTTCAGGCGGCGGCGAATCTCTCGCCGGAACAATGGGCGAGCGTTCGCGAGTCGATCCTCGCGGCGTTCTCTGTCGCCGACGGGGAGAACGGGATGGAAGTCGGGCGGCTCTACCATCCGACGTGCGAAGCCGAGATCAGAACGGCGATCACCAATCGAGACTCGGCTCGTAAGAACGGCGCGAAGGGCGGCCGTCCGAAGAGCAAGAAAGGCGAAGCCGATGAATGAACCCGAAGATCGGAACCGATACGACGTCGCGGTCCGAACGTCCCAGTCGATCGAGGGGCTCGCGGGAGAGATACACACTCTCGCCGAGCAACGGGTCGAGCACGGCGAAGAGCTCGTCGCTCACTCGATCATCGTCGAAGACGATCACGCAAACCGCCGTCGGCGGTTCTCGGCGATCTGCTCGTTCGCGCCGCTCGAGCTCGAGCTCGACGACGCCGTCTCGGAGCTCGTGATGCTCGGCAAGGTGATGGCGGATCTCGGCGATCGCGGCCGTCTGATTCTCTCGCTCGATCTCTCGGCGGCGGGCGGCTCGACGTTCACGTTCACGCCGAGGCGGCTCGATCTCGATACGGGCGCCTTCGAGCTCGACGAAGCGAACGCGTCGACGGGCGGCGGCTTGACGCTCGTTCAGATCGTCGAGCAGCTCGAGCAGCTCGAGCGCGTCGCGGCGCTGGGCGAGAGCGACGAGCCCGACGAGAGGCTCGAAGGCTGATGCCAGAAACCCAAAGACGAACCCAGAACGAAACCCGGCGGCGAAGCCGCGAGGAAACCCAGGATCGAACCCGGCGGGAAACCCGGAAGGGAACCGAAGAGCGAACCCAGAAAGAACCCGGAAGAGAAGCTCTTCTTCATCTTCATCTTCAGTCTTCATCCGCGAGGGGAACCCTTTCCTCTGGTCCTTTCCCGCGATCGAGGCGCGTCCGCTGATGGGCTTGCGACGACTGACGACGACAGACCCGATCGGGCGGATCTACTTTCGCCGGCGATCGCTCGAAGGCGAACCCGGCATCGATCAGGTGCTCCTCTTCGAGCAAGCCGCGAACCACGTTCACCGGCTCGGCACGGTCGAGCAGATGGGCGAGCGCTGGACGGGCGCATACAAGGCGGCCGGAAGCGTCGTCGACGCTCAGCCCGGCTTCGCTCTCAGGCGCGAGGCTGCGATGTGGGTGTTCTCCCGTTGGAAGGAAGATCAGGAGCTCGACGGCGAGCGTCTTCCGGTCATCCGCTCTACTTGCCGAAGACGGCCGAGCTCGAGCCGTTCTATCCCGGCCGAGAGGAAGGGGATGGCTCGTGACGGATCTCGAGCGGCTGATCGCTGAGCGCTGGCCCCGTCTCGGGCCGGCTCGAAGGGCTCGCCTCGCGGCCGAGCTCGACGGGCTCTCGCTCGAGCTCGCCCGGAATCTCGTCGGCTCGCTGAGCGCTGGACGGGCGCCGGCGATCCGCGTCGTCCGGGCGGCTCGAGCGAGAGCCCGGCCGCCGGCGCTTCCGTGGATCGGCCCGGCGGACGTCACGTCTCGAGGTCTGCTCGGGCTGGCGATCGCGCTCGGCCGGCGAAGCGATCACGGCCGCTTCGAGCTCTTCGCGACGGCGGCGTTCGCCCGGCGGCGAGCGGGGAAAAATGCCCATCTCCTCGTTCGCCGTCTGCTCGAGCTTGAGCTCGCCCCGGCGACGGCGGCCGACGAAGACGCGGCGTCGGCGATGCTGAGACGGGCGCTCTCGGAGCCGTCAGAGCCCCGGAGCCGCGCGCAAAGCCGCGATGCGGCTGAGCGACCGAGCGGAGCGCCGAGCCCGTGACAGCGATTCTCGGGCCGCTCAGCGGACGATGGGATGAATTGGGGAATTCGGATGTCGCGAGCGATCGCGGCGAAGCTCGGCGGCTTGTACGTCGCCGAGGAGCACGGGCCGCGATCGCGGCTCTCGGGCGTCGCGGCTGGTCGGTCGACCGCGTTCGCCGAGCGATAGAGCATTCGACCGTGGAGATTCAAAGCCGATGACGGAAGACGGAAACACGTTCGGGCCGCGACTGACGGCTCTCAAACTGGCGGCGCTCGACTGCGTTCGACGGGTCTCGGGCGATCGCGTCGAGGTGCGAGGTCTCGCCGAGCTCGAGCTGAGAAAGGCGCTCGAGCTCGACAACGGCGTCGGGAAGCTCGAGGCGTTCGCGCTGATGCTCGAAGTGACGGCCGGGAAGATGCGGCTCGTCGCCGCCGACTCGCTTCTCGCCGACGACGAGGACGACGAGGACGGCGCGACTCAGCGACGGAAGCATCTAAGTCTGATCGACGACGAGCCCGACGAGCGCGTTCCGCTCGAAGGGCGCGATTGCGAGGCGCTCGCCGCTCTCGTCGTCGGCGCTCGATCGCTCACGCGGGAAGATCTCAAGCCGAGCGACGGCGACGACGACGGCGCGGTTCCGCTCTCGAGCTTCCCGGCCGTCGACGACGATCCGGTTCGCGATGGCGAGTGGCTGAAGCTCGATCGCCGCTCGCTGATCGCCGCCGGCGCCAATCCCGCCGATCTCGAGGAAATTATCGACCCGTTCGACGGGCGCGAAGGCGGCGAGGCCGTCGACGAGAGCCGGCTTCCCGAGAAGGCGCCGCCGAACGTCTGCGAGGTTCGCGGCGACGCCGGCTCGTCGTGCTACGCCGCCGGCGTCTTCCGCCTGAAGTGGGGATGTGTGATCTGCGATCACTGTCTCGAGGAGATCGGACAGCTCGATCGCGGCGAGCGATCCGACATCCGTCGCGAGATCCCGAGCTCGCCACGGCCGCCGCCGCTCTCGGCCGGAACGAGCGAGTCGTTCCCGTCGGGCGGAAAACCGCCGAGCTACGAAGGCAAGGTTCGCGGGAAGATGCGCGAGGCCGTCGACGAGGCCGTCGCCGAGGCCGTTCGGTTCTCGGCGAACGTCGCCGTCGTCGGCGCCTTGAACGAGGCGCCCGAGCTCGACGGGCTGACGCCCGAGAAGAAGCTCGAGCTCGCGGCGAAAGTCTTCGAGAGCTCAGGCTTCCCGGCCGGTCTACTTCGAGAGCGGCCCGAGCTGATCCCGGCGCCGACGTTCGTCATCCGCGACGCGGACGCGCTCTCGTCGCTTCAGCAGCTTCTCGGCTCGCCGCTCACGCTCGAGGCGATGAAGTCTGACGTCGCCGAGCTCGCGATTCTCTTCCGTCTCGCTCGACGAGAGACGGGCTTTCTCTGCGACGCGAGCGGCGCCGCCGTCGAGCTCGTCATACTGCGATCGCCCGACTCGCTTCTCCGACAGAAGATCTCGGAGCTCGCCCGAGCTCGCGGGAAGGGCGGCTTCGCCGACGCGCTGTCGTGGTTCGACGACGTCGAGTCGATCGCGTTCGATCTCTTCAACGAAGCAACAGAGGAACAAGCCGATGCATAGTCCGACAATTGCTCAGGCGCTCGCCTTCATCGACGCTATCACGAAGTCGAGCGGCTCGGTTCACTTCGACGCCGTGCTCGGCAAAGGCGCGACGATCACGTCGAAGGACATCGAGAGCACCGATCCCGACTCGCTCGATCGCGTCGAGATCTTCCTCGAACACATCGAAGACTGCGCTCGCGTGATCCGCTTGCACATCAAAGGGCGGCCCCGTCAGACGAAGCTCGTCATCACCGACGACAAAGACGGCGGCGTCGAGCTCACTGTGAAGGGCGCCGGCGAAAAGACGGACGTCGCGAAGGATCTCAAGTCGGCGAGCGAGTCGATCAAGAAACGGCTTCAAGGGAAGGGCTCGGCGAAGGCGACGCCGAAGAAGGCGCCGAAGAAGGGGGCGCCGAAGGCGACGAAGAAGGCGGCGAAGAAGGCGGCGATCGTCAAGTGACGGGCTCGATCATCTGCGATCGATGCGGCGACGTGATCCCGAGACGCTCGGTCGGTCACAAGCGATGCGAGACGTGCTCGGAAGCGATCCGAATCGAGCGCTATCGCGAGCGCTATCCCGCCGAGCGTCGATATGGCGCGACGTTCTCTTGCGTCGACTGCGACGCCGCCGTCGAGCGCGTCGCGTCCGGTCACAAGCGATGCCGGGCTTGCGCTCGGAAGATCGGGAACGAGCGCCGGCGCGATCACGGCCGCCGGCGAACGGCGTCGAGGCGAGCGGCGATCCCTTGCGTCGACTGCGGCGAGCGCGGCGGGCTTCTCCCGAGCCCGAGCACGAGATGCAAGGCTTGCGCCGAAGCTCATCTCGAGCGGAAGCGCGAAGGCTACCGAAGGAAGGCGAGAGCGATGCGGAACGACGACGGGCTCGTCGCCCGTGGTCCGGCCGCTCTCGATCGAGTTCTCTTAGTTATGCGAAAGGAAGAGCGATGCGACTGAACCGAGACAACTTCAGAGCGACTTTCGAGCGTGCGATCTCGCGAGGCGAGAAGGCGCTCGCGAACGTGCTCGAGTGCTATCAATGGGCGAGCGAGAACGCCGACGCCGTTCGCGGCTCGTGGTCGGGCTTCACGCTCGACGGGCTTCGCGAGGAGATCCATCGCGTCTTCGGGATCGAGCCCGAGTCGGCGGCGTCTCTCATCGAGCTTTACGGCGGCGGCGACGGGGCGAAGGGATGGGATCGCGTGAAGCGGCTCGGCGCCGCCGAAGCGTATCGCCATCAATCGGTACTCTCGCGGCCGCGCTTTCGCCGAGTGCTCTCGAAGATCGACAGTCTCTCGCGACGAGAGTTCAGGAAGGCGATCGACGCCGAGCGCGACGTCGCCGCCGAGGAGCAGAAGCGGAAGCGAGAGCGGCGATCGAAGGCCGGGCGCGATCTTCGATCCGGCGGCGACGGCGACGTCTCCCAGGGCGAAGCCGAGCTCGAGCTCGAGCAAGCGAAGGCGCGGATCACTGAGCTCGAGCGCGAGAACGAAGAGCTGAGGGCGCGTCTCGCGAAGTTCCGCGAGCTCGCCGAGGACTGATGCTGATGGCTCGCGAGAGAATTCACGCCGCCCGATACGCCGTCGACGGGAAGCCGGATCACTTCCGCTTCCCCTTCGACGTCAAGCCCGAGTCGCTCAACCGAACGAGCGGCCGGCATTGGGGGACGAAGCATAAGACGGCGAAAGACTGGCGGCTCGAGATCCGCTCGATCTGCGGGCTTCCGCCGTCGGATCTCTGTCGCGAGCAAGTCGTGAACGGGCGGCCGATACTGTCGATCGACTCAGTCGTGAAGCTCACGATCACGATGAAGTCGGCGAGGAGGACAGGACGTCGCCGAGCTCGCGATCGCGTGAACCGATACGCGAGCGTGAAGCCCGTCGAAGATGCGCTCGTTCACTGGGGATGGATGTGGGACGACGACGATGTCGATCACGGCGGCTTCTGCGAGCTCGAGGTTCTCGAGGTCGCCGAGCTCGACGTCGCGATGGTGATAGAGCTCGAAGTGGTTCGAGGTTCGCGGGGCGCCGAGGGCGGCGTCTCGCGTGGTGGTGGCAGACCCTTAGAAGGGGAAGCCGAAGAGAAGCGGGAAGCGTCGGCCGGTCGCTCACGGGCCGGTCGGCGCGGATCGTTCAGAAGGGGAAGGCGATAGAGCGATGCGGTATTGGCAAGGCTTCAGAGGGCCGCCGATCTACTTACACGGTCGGCGCCGAAAGAAAAGGGAACCGATGACACCACAGAAGAAGCGCGGCGAGCACGGCGTCGAGGTGACAGGCGAGCTCGAGGTCGTGACGGCTTGCGAAGCGTCCGTCGAGGTCGGCGGCCGGTCGTTCTTCGCTCAGCTCGAGGAGCTCGCGAAGCTCGCTGGGCGGACTGTCGAGACGATCGGGAAGGTCCGGATCACCGTCGAGTCGTTCGAGCCGCCGATGATCGAGTGGCGAAGCGTCGTCATCGTCGCGCTCGGGAAGGCCGTATACGACAACCGAGAAGGGCTGAAGAAGGTCGGCTTCCGTTGGAACCCGCAAGCGCCGAGCCCGTTCGACGCTCGCAAGGATGGACGCTGGGAGAAGGGCGGGACGCCCGACGGCGTCGAGGCGAGCATCAAGGCGCTGAAGTTCCGCTTCCCGAATCTCGGCTTCGAAGCGAAGGAAGGGACGGACGGAAGATGAACACGAATAGACTTCACGCGCTCGCGATTGCGGCGCAGATGGACGACGCTCGACGCGGCGAGGTCGGCCTTATCTGGGATCGAAGGGACTCAAAGATTCTCGACGCGCTCTTTCTCGAGCTCGAGGCGCTCGATCTGAAGCCGGCCGGCGGCGCCGATCCCGGCGGCTGCTATGCCGAGCTGACGAGAGTCATCCCGCGAGCAGCTCACGAGCTGATGCAAGTCGGACCCGTCGTCGCCAAAGGACGAAGCGACGATCAGGACCCATCGAACCTTTACCCGTTCGGCCGCGCTCTCATCCGGGCTTGTCTCGAACACTGCGAGGCGGCCGACACTCTGACCCTTCCCGAGATCAGCGATCGCTGTCGCGGCTCGAGCGTCCGGCTCGCGTCGACGCTTTGGAATCAGCTCGGGAGCGCCGGCGACGACGGAACGTCGATCTTCAAGATCCGCTATCGGACGATCGCGCTTCCGAACGGGCCGACGGACTACCGCGATCGCTGTCTCGAGAACTTCGCGCAAGTGATCGAAGGCGGGCGGATGGCCGGCGTGCTCGAAGGGATGCGGCTGATGCTCGAGGCGATCGCCGGCGCCTTCGACGACGCCGCGAACGATCCGGATCGAAAGGAAGTCGACTCGCTGATCGACGTTCTCGATATGTTCGAAGCGGCTCTCGTCACGAAGGGCGGCGCCGATGGTGAAGCGTAAGAAGGCGCCGCCGAAGACGGCGACAGAGAAGGCCGACGGGACTGAACGATGGAAGGCCGAGATGTCAGAGTGGCAAACGCCGCGACTGATTCTCGATCCCGTCGACGCCTACTTCGAAGGGAAGATCGGGCTCGACCCGTGCTCGTGTGACGGCAACCCGACGCGAGCTCGGCGCTTCTTCACGCCGTCGGATGACGGGCTCTCGAGAGCGTGGTCTCGCGGCGGCGATCGCGCCTTCCGTCGCGAGCTCGTCTTCGTCAATCCGCCATATAACGATCTGTGGCGATGGGTCGCGAAGGCGCTCGCCGAAGCTCTGCTCGGACACGAAGTCATCCTTCTTCTGAGTTGTACGGCGCGACAGTCAGACCCGCGATGGGCGGCGATCCGGCGCTGTCCTTCGCTCGAGACTCAGCTCGAGCTCGAAGGGCGCGTCGCCTTCATCAACCCGGCGACGGGCGAGCCCGTGAAGGGAAACAACCATCCGAGCGCGCTCTTCTTCTTCGGCGCCGAGTCGGTCGAGCGCGTCGTCGATCACTTCGGCCATCTCGGGCCGGTTTGGCCCTACTGGCAGAAGCCGCCGATTCCGGGAACGCGGCCGCGCTTTCTTCCGGGCGGCTGGCGACGGCTCGAGATCGGGAACGGAGCGAGCGATGGCTGAGCGCGGATGGTGTTGGGAGGCGGCGAACCGGATGCTCATCGTCGAGCCGAGAGAAGGCGGCGTCGCCATCATGCTTCGGCCGGCGCGTCCCGATCTCGCTGTCGAGCTCGACGGCGAGGGCATCGGCGAGGGGCCGCCATTGTGCGGCGTCGAGCTCGCTCGCTTCGTCGGAAGACACCGACGCGGCGACGTGACAGACGCTCTCGAGGATCTCGCGAGGACGCTCGCGGCTTGTCTCGCCGAGGCTCAAGACGCCGCGCTCGAAGGCGGCGCATAGATAGAGAAAACCCCGGCGCCGCTCGTCTTCCTTGCGTCACATCGAAGACGGAAGCTCACGGCGTCGGGGAATTCCTTTGTCACTCTGACGGCTCGAACCGTAGTATCGCGCCCGACGCAAGGAAGGCGATAGAGCGCGGCCCCTACCAATACCGGAGGTTCCCGATGCTACGCTGTTCTCGCCTTCTCATCCTTCCGCTTCTCGCCGCGCCGCTCGTTCTGTCGGGCTGTCAGGGTCTCAACGGGCTCACGAAGGAAGACGGCCGGGCGATCCTCGGCTCGGTCGGCGTCGTCGCCGAGCTCGTGAAGGGATTCGATCCCGCGGGCAAGGCCGGGAAGATCGCCGAGCTCGTCTCGAGAGCGGCGACGCTCGCGCTCGAAGCTCAGCTCGTCGAGAAGTTCGACGCGATGTCGAAGGCGCTCGAGGAAGACAGCGACGACGCTCGAGCGAAGATGGAAGCGTTCATCACGGCGTCGACGGCCGCCGGCGCCGAGGCGACGGCCGAGATCCTCGAGAAGCGACGCGAGCCCGGCGAGGACGCGAGCGCGCTCGAGTCGTTCTTGACGGACTCAGGAAAGACGGCGACGGGCGGCGGCGTGATCGGGCTTATCGCTTGGCTCGCTATGCGGAAGCGACTCTCGCCGAAGAACGGCGGCGTCGGCGGCTCAGGGATTCCGCCGAACCCGGCCGGCGGTCTCGCGGGACTCCCGCCCGGCGCGACGATCACCGTTCCGGACGCGCCGACTACATAACGACGGCCGCGCTCGAGCTCGCCCAGGGCGACGGCGAGCTCGAGCGCGATCTCGACCACAAAGGACGAAGCGATGGCGACACGAATCGATAAGGTCGAGACGGCGATCCGGCGCGAGCGGACGGCCGGAACGACGGGATGGGGAAGCTCGGACGCGGCCGCGCTTCAGACGCTCTTTCACGCCGACGTCGGCGGCGCCGCTCACGAAGACACGCTTCAGATGTCGAGCGTTCTTCGACGATTCGGCAACGGTCCTACGCTCAGCTTGATGCGGAAAGAGGTCGACTCGCCCGGCGCGTCCGACGACGTGACGTCCGCTTGTGTGTTCTTTCTCGGGCAGCTCGGCGGCTTCGACACTGAAGCGAATACTCACGGCGGCCCGATCGGCGCGATGCTGACGACGCTCAACACGGCAGACCCGAAGATCGTCGCCGACGCTTTGCTCGCGAACTTGCGGCCGACGCGATCGCGGCGCTTCTGCGAGGCGGAAGGGATCGTCTTCCCCGTGAAACCCGGCGAGATCACAAACGCTCTCGACCGCATCAAAGGACGCTAATCGATGGCTGGCGAAGTTAGAGTTCTCGAACCGGGCACCGTCATCGTATGGGGCGCGACAGGGCGAACGAGCCCGGCGCCCGACGAGCTCTTCACCATCACGAACTTGGCGATCGACGGAACTCGCGTCGGCGCTCAGGCCGATCTCGGCGTTCTCACGGCCGGGCGCGGCTTCCTTTTTCGATGGTGGCTTGAGTTCAAGCCGTCGGCGACAGTCGAGCTCGATGAGAGTTTCGAGCTTTACGGCGCGACGGGCGACTCGGAGCTCGCGACGAGAGTCGAAGGCGACGTCGGTCAGGCCGATGCGGCGATCCCGGACGGCGCCGGTCAAGCTCAGCTCACGACGCCGATCGATACGATCACCGGTCGCGGCAACGCATCGAAGCTCGTGAAGACGGGCGAGATCGTCATCACGGAACGCTACTTCTCGCCCGTCTTCGTCGGCGGCGCGTCGGCGCTGAGCTCGACGGACAACGACCATCTCTTCAAGCTGAAGCTTCTCGAGATCGTCAAGCTCGCATGACGCTACTCTATTCCCCGACACGAAGGACCGAAGGACAGATCGCGAAGCCGCGCCGATGGGACTGGCGCGCTCGAGATGTCCGTCGAGACTTTCGCGGCGAAGCTCAGTCGATGCACGCTTGCATCCCGTTTTGGGAAGACGCCGGCGAGCCGTTCGACATCGTATCGCGTCTCAAGTGCTCGTGGTCGGGGACTCACTTTCAAGAGCATAGCTGGCAGAACGCGAGCGGCTCGCATGATCGCCGCCGTCGGTTCGGTCCGAGGATGTCGAGCGACAACAGCTCGAGCACGTCGACGCTTCTCTTCCCGCGTCCGATGCCGATCACGACGGCTCACGGTTACACGTTTCAAATCGTCTTCACGCCGAATCAGACGACGACGCCGAATTACGTCTTCGGCGGCGACGGCGCCGGCAACCGTCAGATGTGTTGGTTCTTCGGCTCGGTCGTCTACCACCGGCCCGGCTCGGCGTTCGACGCTCACGGCCCCGTCGGCGGCTTCGCCGAGGGCGAGACGTACAATCTCATCTTTACGAACGCGGCGACGTACGGCGCTGGCTGGCAAGGCCGGCTCTTCGTGAACGGCGATCACATCGCGAGCTACGCCGCGTCGACGCCCGACGCTTGGCCTGATGGCGGGATCTCGCGGCTTCACGGCTTCGGCTCGAACTATCCCTTTTACGGCGGGATGCACTTCATCGCGTTCCACAAGTACCCGCTGAGCAATCAGCGAGCGCGGCGCCGCTCGATGCTGAACGGCTGGCAAGGTCTGTTAGAGCCGGCTCGAGACTACTTTCGCGGCGTGCAGTTCGCCGCCGGCGCCGGCGGATGGTTCGAGAAGAAGACCTTCAACGAGTGGCACGTCGCGACGCAGAACATCCAAGAGAAGAGCGGCATCGCCTTCGACGATCGGTCGGGCGAGCGCTACTTCTACACTCACAACAACGCCGGGCAAGCGACGATTCAGCGACTCGATCTCGAAGGCGCGAACGTCGGCGCGAGCTTCACGCTTCCCGCCGCTCTCGGCTCGAACGACATCGAATCGATCGACTTTCTCGGCGAAGACGGCTTCGACTACGACGACGGATCAGGGACTCGAACTTTCCGATGGGCCTTTCTCGAGGAAGGCGAGGGAGCGGCGCCGAACGATCATCCGCGCATCTACTTGCTCGAGGACATGGATTCGACGACGACGTCGCTCGACGGCGCCGACTTCGCGACGCTCGAGCTCGACGACATCACGACGGAAGCGAGCTACGGCGCGGAAGGGCTCGCGCACCGTCGCGGGACGAACGAGTTTTACATCGTCGTTCAGAAGGTCGACTCGGAAGGCGCTCTCTGGAAGGTCGAGGTTCACGATTCGCCGACGGCGCCGACTCAGACGAAGATCGTCGACACGGACACATATTCGACGGCCGGTCTGATCTCCTCGGCAGCGTTCGCCGGCGATCTCGCGATCGGTCAGAGCTGGATGGGCTCGAGCGCCGACTCGCTCTTCATTCTCTTCAACGATGGGCAGAACTCAGCGAGCGGCGACACGGGTCGAAAGATTCTCGAAGTCGATCTCGCTGGCGGCTTCATCTCGACGTTCACGCACTCGATCGAGTGGCAGTGTGAAGGGCTTTGCTTCACGGACGCGATCGGCGGCGACGAAGATGACGGCGTCGACTTCGTGCTCGTTCAGGAGCAGCAGAGAGGCGCGTCGACGAACTTCGCGCCGAGCTTTTGGCGTTTCTCGACGCGCTCGACGACGGTTCTTCCCTGGCTCTCGACGGGTCACAAGTCGGATGACGACACCGATCAATATGCAGCGTCGCTGGCGTTTCACGATCTCGCGGACGACGAAACGGGATGGGATGCGTTCACCGGACCCGGCGGCGACGCGACCATCACGAACATGCGCGACACGTATCACGAAGCGTTTGGCTCCAGCTTCAATACGGCGCTCGATCCGACGGGCCGCAGAACGGTTTACGTCCGTTACTACTTCGAAGTGACGGCCGCTCAGCTCGCAGCGTGCGACGACATCCGTCTCGCGTACATCGTCGACGCCGGCGCCGACGTCTATCTGAACGGGACGAACGTACTCGAGTACAACTGTCCAGCGACGAAGAACCACGCCGGGCGAGCGCCGGCGGCGATCGGCGGCCAGGAAGAAGGAAACAAGCATCAGAGCATCGTCGCGAAGACGGCGCTCGTCGCCGGGACGAACCGACTCGACATCGGCGGCTTCAACGAAGGCGGCGCCGACGTCTGTCAAGAGTGGCGCGTCGATCTGAGAAGCGACGAGCCGTCCGCTGGCGCCGTCGAGATCACGCTCGGCGCGAACGTCGCCGCTCAGGCGTCGGCCGCTCTCACGCCGTCGAAGCGGATCGAGGTAGGCGCGAACGTCGCGCCGCAAGGTTCCGCCGCGCTGATCGTCTCGCGTCTGCTCGAGCTCGGCGCGAACGTCGCGCCGCAAGCGTCGACCGTTCTCAGCGTCTCGCGTCTGCTCGAGCTCGGC